CGTCAAAGACTACGGTCCTCAGGAATATCCCTACGACATTCCGGGTAAAGAACTGACCGCGCAGGACTTTGATGATCGGATCGATATCGTTCCGGTTTCGGACCCGAATGCCGGTACGATGGCTCAGAGAATCATGAAGTACCAAGCCGCGCTGCAATTAGCAGGCACGGCCCCGCAGATGTACAACATGCCGCTCCTGCATCGTCAGATGCTGGACACTCTGGGAATTGCCGATGCGGCGCAGATTGTTCAAACACCAGAGGAAGTTCCGCCGACCGATCCGGTCACCGAGAACATGAAGGTGTTGAACAACCAACCGATTAAGGCGTTCATCTATCAGGACCATGAGGCTCACATCCAGACTCACATGTCGTTCCTGCAAGATCCGAAACTGCAGGGAATGATCGGTCAGTCTCCGAATGCCCAAGCCATGCAGGGTGCGCTTGCTGCCCACATGGCGGAGCATTTGGCGTTTAAATACCGCATGGAGATCGAAAAGGAACTCGGGGTCAAACTGCCTCCGCCGGGGGAACCGCTGCCGGAAGATGTGGAATACCGCATTTCCCAGTTGGTCGCACCGGCTGCAGCCCAGTTGCTCCAGCGCGATCAGGCCGAGGCCCAGATGCAGAAGCAGCAGCAAGAGGCTCAAGACCCGGTCCTGCAGATGGAGATGCAGAAACTGCAACTTCGCGCACAAGAGATTCAGCAGAAGGCCGAGGCCGATATGGCCAAGATCCAAGCCGATATGCAGAAGGCTCAGATGCGTATGCAGTCCGAGCAGGAAAGACTCAAGGCCCAAGAGCGCATCGAAGGTGCGCGTCTCGGGGTCCAGATCGCCAGTACCAACACCCAAGCCGAACTCCAGAGCAAGGAAATTGCCTCGCGGGATCAGGTCGAAGGGGCCAAGTTGGGTGTACAGATTGCACGGGAACTTCTGAATGCAGACCGAAAGCCACCAAAATCTCGCTGATTACCTCCGTAAGGCCATCCGTTATCAGATGAATGAGATGACGGATCACATCGCAGGGGGTGCCTGCGTTGACTTTGCGGATTACAAACGCTGTTGTGGTGTCATACATGGCCTCGCCTTAGCAGAGCGAGAACTACTTGACTTAACAAAGCAAATTGATGACGATTAAACATCTCCGCGTTTTGCGGTGCGCGTGACTCCGGGCACGTTTAAATCCCGGTGCGAGGAAATATGTCTGAAAAACTAGCGAGTCAGTTACCAAAACCCACTGGTTACAAACTGCTCATTGCACTTCCTGACCCTGAGGAAAAGACCGAAGGCGGGATTATCAAGGCTTCCCAGACTCTTCAAGCCGAAGAGATCGGAAGCATCGTCGGGTTCGTCCTAGAGATGGGGCCTGATGCATACCAATCCCAAGAGCGATTCCCCACAGGACCGTACTGTAAAAAGGGAGATTGGATCATGATGAGATCCTACTCCGGTACGCGCTTTAAGGTTCATGGCAAAGAGTTTCGTTTAATCAACGACGACAGCGTAGAAGCCGTAGTCGAAGATCCAAGGGGCGTGGCAAAGGTATGAGCGAGTTACAGACATCAAAGGAAGATAAGTTCTTCGGGGTCTCCTATCAGGTGGGTGCGCCTGAGCAGGGAGAAAAGCCGGTTCCCGCCGATGAGGTGGAACTGGAGATTGTCGATGACGCTCCGAAAAAACCGGTTCGTGCAGCCGAAGCCTCAGAGGAAACTGATGAGGAATTGTCGTCTTACGGCAAGAAGGTTCGCGACCGCATCAACAAGTTGAAGTACGAACAACACGAGGAGCGCCGTCAGCGTGAGGCTGCGGAGCGCATGCGTGAGGAAGCGATCCAGTTCGCACAGCAACTTGCACAAAAGAATCAGCAGTACGAGAACCTCATCCAGCGCGGTGAGAGTGCCCTTGTTCAGCAGATCAAATCCAAGGCAAGTATTGCCCTTGAGCAAGCCAAATTCCGATACAAGGAAGCCTACGAGCAAGGCGATGCTGAAAAGATTATCGCCGCTCAAGAAAGTCTGTTGAACGCACAGACGGAGTTTCGGGAGGCTGAAAAGTACGAGCGTACCCTTCAGTCTCGACCCAAACCCCAACCGCAAGAAATGGCGGTTCAACAGCCGGTCTATCAGGCACCTCAAGCACCCAAGGTGACTGAGAAGACCGTTGCATGGACACAGCGGAATCCGTGGTTCGGAGACCCGAAGCACCTGAAGATGACCGCTATGGCCTATGCCACTCACGAAGAACTGGTCCGATTCAAGGGCGTACAGCCTGAGACGGAGGAGTACTTCCAAGAAATCGACGCTACCATGCGTTCGCACTTCCCAGACTACTTTGGTTCGGACGATGTGCAGGCCACATCCACCCCTTACCAAAAGCCCCCCTCCACGGTCGTAGCCCCTTCCAACCGAAGCAATGGTGCGAAACCGCGCAAAATCCAACTGTCTGCCACACAAGTCTCCCTCGCTAAGAGACTTGGCCTAACCCCTGAGCAGTACGCCAAACAACTCATTAAGGAGAGTTCAAATGGCTAATGAGCGCAATATTCGTGTAGACCGGCAGGCCGAGGCTCGTCCCAACGACACTTGGTTGCCGCAATCATCGCTTCCGGTCCCTGAGCCGAAAGATGGCTGGGTATTTCGCTGGATTCGAACCTCTTCGCGTGGACTCGCAGACAACACCAACGTCTCTCGCCAATTCCGCGAGGGCTGGGAACCTGTGAAGGCAGAAGATCATCCTGAGTTGAAGATCCTCTCCGACATCAATTCTCAGTTCAAAGGAAACGTCGAAGTCGGTGGCTTGCTGCTTTGCAAGGCCCCTGAAGAGAAGATGAAGGCCAGACAGAAGTACTACCAAGAAGTTTCGGACAGACAGATCGAAGGCGTTGATCGCAGTTATCTGCGAGAAAACGACCCGCGCATGCCGCTCCTTAACCCGGAGCGTTCAACGCGCACAACCTTTGGACGTGGTTGATCTACAATCAATCTGTTTAAACTTTTTGTGAGGTAATTCAAATGGCTTCTGGAACGAATGTTTCGGCCCCCTACGGGCTGAAGCCGATCAACTTGATCGGCGGACAGGTGTTCGCGGGTTCGACCCGTGCCCTGCCGGTTCAATATGGTTATGCCACGAACATCTTTTACGGCGATTTCGTGAAGGTGCTGCGTGGTTCTGTGACTCGCGCTGCTGTGTCCACGGGCACGGACTCGGCGCAGTTTGACGGTATCTTCTTGGGTTGCGCTTACACCGACCCTGTTACGAAGACCAAGCGGTTCTCGCAGTACTGGCCTGCTTCGACGCTGGCTGGCGATGCGATTGCCTATGTGGCTGATGATCCGGACACCGTATTCAAGGTCGCTGTCTGCTCGTCGGGAACCACGATGGCTTCGGGCGCTGTCGCCATGATCGGTGCAAACCTGTCGATGGTGAACAACACGGGCGACGTGAACACGGGTAACTCCAAGAATGCGGTTCTTGCTCCGACTGCCACTCCGGTCACCACGGTCCTCCCGGTCCGTTGCGTGGGCGTGGTGGAAGACACGGCGTTTAGTTACACCGCGACGGGTTCGTCCACTGGTGCCAGCATCACCCTGACGGGTTCTGGTCTTCCGGCGGCGATTCCTGTGGGAACCAGCGTGGCTTACTACGCTTCGAATGGTCAGTTGATTGAGACTGGCTCGTTCGTTGATGTGGCTGCTGCGGCTGGTGCCACGACTGTAGAGTTGAATGCTGCGGTCGCGGTTCCCGGTGGTGTCACGGCGATTCCTTCTGCTTCGACGATTGTGTTTACGGTGTACCCGGAGGTTCTGGTCAAGGCCAATCTCCTCGTCCATGCGTACTACAGCAGCACGTCGGGACAGTAAGGTCACGGTTTAAGGAGATTTAGAAAATGGCTATTTCACGCGCACAAATGTTGAAGGAACTCCTGCCGGGGCTTAACGCGCTCTTCGGTTTGGAGTATGCCAAGTATGAGGACGAGCATACGCTCGTCTATGAGACTGAGACCTCGGAGAAGGCATTCGAAGAGGAAGTCAAGTTGTCCGGTTTTGGTACTGCCCCGGTTAAGGCCGAAGGCGCTGCCATTGCTTACGACAACGCTCAGGAGGCTTTCACCGCTCGTTACAACCACGAGACGATTGCCATGGGCTTTTCGATCACGGAAGAAGCCATGGAGGACAACCTCTATGACCAACTTTCGGCTCGTTACACCAAGGCTCTCGCCCGTGGTATGGCCAACACCAAGCAGGTGAAGGCAGCGGCCCTCTTGAACAATGGCTTCACGACCTTCCAGTCTGGCGACGGTGTGACCCTGTTCAGCACGGCTCACCCGCTCGTCTCTGGTGGCACGAATGCCAACCGCCCGACTGTCGGTGCCGACCTCAATGAGACCTCGCTTGAAGACGCAATCATTTCGATTGCGAACTTCGTTGACGAGCGTGGCCTCCTCATTGCGGCTCGTCCCCGTCGTCTCGTGGTGCCGTCGCAGTTGATGTTCGTTGCCGAGCGCCTCATGGAGACCACTCTCCGTACGGCGACTGCCGACAACGATATCAACGCGATCCGTAACATGGGCGCTATCCCGGAAGGCTATGCGGTCAACCATTATCTGACCGACACCAACGCCTTCTTCATCATCACCGACGTACCGAATGGCATGAAGCACTTCGTCCGTACGCCGATGACGACGAGCATGGATGGCGACTTCGATACGGGCAACGTCCGTTACAAGGCTCGCGAGCGTTATTCGTTCGGTGTCTCGGACCCGCTTGGCATCTATGGATCTCCGGGTTCGGCCTGATATATATTCAGGCTGTCCCTAGAGAGAGTCGGCTAGCACTGGGGGCTACGGGGGTAAAATCCTGTAGCCCCTTTTTTATTGACTGTTTAAATCTGTAGGCGTATACAGACAGAGTATTCGGGAAAAATCGTGTATCAGACAGGCCCGACTGACGACATGCAGACTGATACACACACTCGCATGTGAGGAATTGAAATGGCTCGTACTACTTTCTCCGGCCCGGTTAAGTCTGACAATGGCTTTGAGGGCAATGTCGTTGGTGATTTGGTTACTGCCACGACTCTCGTCATTGGAACCACGACGATCACCGCTGGCGTTGCTACCGGTTCGGTCTCGGCCCAAGTTGGCTATATCCCGGTCAAGATTGGATCGACCACGAAGTACATCGCGCTGTATTCCAGCCTGACTCCGTAAGATTTTTAAGGGGGGCGAAAGCCCCCTTAACCTAATGGAGATTCAGCATGCAATACGATGTATGGGCGGTCAGCCCGGATTCTAACGACGACTACTTCTTCGCCTCTGGTTCCGCCAGTGGAACCCTGAGCCTGTTGGCCAATGATGTTGGTTTAAACGGCACAGGCTACAAGGTCTCCATTACCTCCAGCGGTGTGGACTCCAACAAGACCTTCACCATTAGCGGTGTCGTGGTTGGCGCTGTGGGTTACGACGGTGTGGTCACCGAGTCAGTCACTGGCCCGAGTGCCGGTGTGGTGTACTCAACGAACTATTACACCCGAGTCAACTCTGTAGCGATTAGCGCCACCTCCACCGGCAATATCAAGATTGGATATGGTGGTGATCTAGCGTTCCCGCGAACCCGCATCAAGGGTGTGTATTTCGTCAGCAATGGCTCAAGCGGTTCGATTGTCTTTACCGCAAAGCCAAGCAATAAGGTGATCTTGAACTTGGCAGTTCCCAGCGGAACCTTGTCTCAGGACATCATGATTCCGCCAGAAGGTATCCTGACCACCAAGAGTGGTAATGGTGACTTCGCGGTGATGACCCTCACCAATCTGACCCATGCCACAGTTATCTGCGGGTAAGTCATGGCCAAAGATCCGGTCCTTAAACGTATCGGGGTTGCTGGCTACAACAAGCCTAAGCGCACCCCTAGTCATCCCACTAAGTCCCATGTGGTGGTGGCTAAGTCTGGCGATCAAGTAAAGACGATTCGCTTCGGACAACAAGGAGTCTCAGGTTCCCCGCGAAAATCCGGGGAATCTGAGTCCTACCGAAACCGACGTGAATCGTTTAAAGCCAGACACGCTAAGAACATTTCCAAAGGCAAGATGAGTGCAGCCTACTGGGCTGACAAGGTTAAGTGGTAACCGGCCATGGAAATGATGATTTGGAACATGATTCTGACCTTTATCGTGGCGATTCTAGGTTGGGTTGTGAAAGACAAGTTTGCGGAATTGCAACGCCTTGGCATTCTTCTCAACAGAACCCGAGAGGAAGTCGCAAGGGATCACATTACGAGAGCCGAGGTCCGAGCAGATTCTCAGATGCTGCTTGACCGACTGGATCGGCTGGAACAAAAGATTGATCGCATAGCAACCAACATGGCTACAGGTGATCGTCGTGGCTAAAGCCAAAAGCAAAGTAAACGCAGCCGGTAACTACACCAAGCCCGAGATGCGTAAAGCATTGTTCAACCAGATCAAGGGTGCTGCTGTGCAGGGAACCAAGGCTGGCCAATGGTCAGCCCGTAAGGCACAACTGCTTGCCAAGAAGTACAAGGAGAAGGGCGGTGGATACCGGGACTGATCTTGAGTTATTCAAGGCGCAGGTCCAAGCCGAACTAAATCGGCTTGAAGCCAAGTCGTCTGCCAAGGAAGTGGCCGGTAAAGCCATTGGTAAAGACGGACTCAAGTACATCACCGTCATTGTGGTGATCGGTGTTGCATCCAGTCTGGTGCTGGATTCAGACAAGATTGCTGCTGTCATGGGCCTTCTTGGCGCATCTCTGACGGCGCTTATCTCCATGCTCAATGGCATTGCTGGAGCCAGCGAGAAGGAAGAGAAGCCAGAGTTTGCCGTTATCAAGGAACTCATTGGCAAACTCGACAAGTTAGATCGTAAAGAGCAGCCCATGAAAGTGGATGTTGAGAACGGCCATGTCACTGTCACCAAGGGCGACGATGTCGTTAAGGCCAGTCGATGAAGTCACCGCAGCAATCCTTGAAGGCTTGGACTGCTCAGAAATGGAGAACCAAAAGTGGTAAACGATCTTCTGACACGGGCGAAAGATATCTTCCAGAGGCTGCGATCAAGGCTCTTTCCCCAGCCGAGTACGCCAGAACCACCGCTGCCAAGCGAAAAGGTAAAGCGCAAGGAAAGCAGTTTGTACAGCAACCCAAAGGCATTGCTGAAAAAACGCGCAGTTTCCGCCAAAAAGGCAAGGGCTAAGGAGAAGAAGTAATGGCGATTTCAAGAGCAAACATGAGCCAGCAGATTGAGAAGCCGGGCAAGGTTCGCAAGGTGATGCGCGAGTTCAAAGAAGGAACTCTGCATTCCGGTAAGAAAGGGCCTGTGGTGAAGAACCGCAAGCAGGCTGTGGCTATTGCTCTCTCCGAGGCTGGCATGAGCAAGCCTGAGAAGAAAGCAGTGGGTGGTCGTATTGATGGCTGCGCTATGCGCGGCCTTACGAGGGGATAATCATGATGAAAGGAATGGGATTGCTCTCTTCCCTCATGGGAAGAAAGATGGGCAAGATGAACGGCAAAGACTCCAGTGTCTCCATCACTATTGAAAAGGAGATGGATGAGTCTGATGACATGATGGGGGGCGGTATGACCAAGTACGCAGAAGGCGGCAGCCTTAAGATGGTAGATAAGGGCGGCCAGAAAGTTCCGTTCTTTGCTGCCGATGGGAAAGGTAAAATGATGGCCGGTGGCCCAGTCAAGTACGCCAAGGGCGGACGCATTGACGGCTGCGCTATCAAGGGCAAGACCAAGGGCACCTACCGGTAATGGCTACCAGCGGCACAGCGACGTTTAACCCAGACTTCGCCGAGATCGTCGAAGAGGCGTACGAGCGTGCCGGTCTGGAATTGCGAACAGGTTATGACCTGAGAACTGCCCGTCGATCCATGAACTTCATGGCTCAGGAATGGCAGAACCGGGGTATTAACCTTTGGACCGTTGAGACGGGAACCCAATCTTTGACTCCGGGCGTGTACACCTATACGATGCCCTCTGACACCATCGACCTGATTGAGCATCAGTTGCGTATCTATGATGGCAACACCACTCAGCAGGCCGACTACAGCATGGCTCGTATTTCGGTCTCCGACTACGCCATGCTCAACAACAAGTTGACCCAAGGCCGTCCGCTTCAGATCTATGTGGATCGTCAGCGAGATGCACCGATTGTCTACTTGTGGCCGGTTCCCGATAACGTCCAGCAGTACACGCTGGCCTATTGGTACATCAGGCGTATTCAGGACGTGGGTGCTGGTGGAACCAATACCATGGATGTGCCAGCCCGATTCCTGCCTTGCTTAGTGGCAGGATTGGCCTACTACATTGCCATGAAGAAGCCTGAGGCAGCGGATCGTATTCCGTTACTCAAGTCTGAATACGAAGCGCAGTTTGAGTTGGCGGCAGGTGAAGACCGTGACAAGGCTGCTTCACGGTTCCTTCCGTACATCTCTAGCGTCACCGGAGGAGGATAACGGTGGCTCAGCCTTTTGCATCTGGCAAACATGCGATTGGCTTCTGTGACATGTGCGGTTTTCAGTTTAAACTGCACCAGTTAAGGAAGGAAATCTACGATCAGATTTGGACTGGAAATCTGGTCTGTGATGAATGTTTGGACGTGGATCAACCCCAACTTCAGTTGGGCAAGATTCCGATGGATGATCCTCAGGCTTTGCAGAATGCAAGACCTGACCAGTCATTGATTGAAAGCCGGGACATCCAGTGGGGATGGAATCCGGTTGGCGGAGCGCAGGCGTATGATGACCCACTAACCCCCAACCTCTTGGTTGCGGCTGGGGCTGTGGGAACCGTGACGGTCGCTACGAGTTAGTTTAAACATGAATTACTCACAACTCTCTACGCTCATTCAGGAATACTGCCAATCGACGGAAACGTCGTTCGTGGCCAATATCCCGAACTTCGTCCAGTTGGCCGAAGAGCGGATCTATAACTCGGTCCAGATCCCGGCCCTCCGCAAGACTTCCACTGCTTCAGCGGTGATCGGCAACCAGTACATGTCGCTGCCATCAGATTGGCTGGCGACATTTTCGTTGGCGGCTATTCACCCGGTGACCAACGTCTATACGTTCCTGTTGAACAAAGACGTGAACTTCATGCGGGAATGTTTCACTACCGCAACGACCTCGGGTGCGCCTGCGTATTACGCTGTTTGGGACAACGACACTATGTTGTTGGGTCCAACCCCAAACCTCGCGTACACCTTGGAACTGAATTACTACTACTACCCGGTGTCCATCGTGGATGCGGGAACCTCGTGGCTCGGCACTAACTTTGAGACGGTTCTTCTCTACGGATCACTCCGTGAGGCTTACACCTATCTCAAGGGTGAGCAGGACATGGTCGCTGCCTACGAGCAGAAGTATCAAGAAGCACTGGCTCAGATTGATCGCCTTGGCGATGGTCTGGATCGTCAGGATGCATATCGTTCAGGTCAGGTCAGACTTCCGGTGAGGACATGAGTTTTACCGCCACATCAGAATTAGGGCAGGTGTTTGTTCAGACGACTGATCATCGTGGACACACCGTGGAAGAGATTGCAGAACGTGCGGCTAACCGCATCCTCAGTGTTGACTCCAAGGAAGCACTGCAGCATTGGCTAGTGAAATATCTCACCGAGGCTCAAAAGGCTGAACGTGAGTCGATCTGTAAGAAACTGAATCAAAAAGGCTATGCGGAAATCGCACACTTAATTGGAGACCTCTAATGGCTATATCTCAAGCAATGGTGACTTCGTTCAAGGTGGAAATCCTGAACGGCATTCACGCATTTGGTTCCGCTGTCATTCGTGCCACTGCCGCCCCTGACGTATTTAAACTGGCTCTCTATACGTCATCGGCTACGCTCGGCGCTGCGACCACGGCTTACACCACCTCGGATGAAGTCTCGTCCTCTGGTACGAACTACACCGCTGGCGGTTTGACGCTGACGGTATCGCAGGTTCCGACATCGACTGGCACGACGGCGTTCTTGGACTTCGACGATCTGACGTTCCCATCAGCAACGCTGACGGCTCGTGGCGCTTTGATCTACAACGCGACCCAGAGCAACAAGGCGGTGGCAGTTCTGGACTTCGGTTCGGATAAGACTTCGACCGCTGGTAACTTTACGATCCAGTTCCCGACACCCAACTCTACGTCCGCGATCCTCCGTATTGCCTAAGAGGGTGTTTAAATGGCCCTCGTACTTGCTGATCGCGTCCTAGAAACCACTACCACCACAGGTAGTGGAACCATTTCGCTTGCCGGTGCGAGTGTCGGATATCAAGGCTTTTCAACTGGCGTTGGTAACGGAAACCAAACCTATTACACCATAGCCCTTGAAGGTGGCTCGGAATGGGAAGTGGGTATTGGAACCTACACCTCCGTAAGTGATTTGCTGTCTCGTGATACGGTCTTAGCCTCTAGTGCAAGCGGAGCGAAGGTCACTTTCTCCGCAGGCGTTAAACAGGTCTTTGTTACTTACCCTGCTGGCAAGTCTGTCTTCTTTACGCAGTCAGGTACGATCAGTGCTTCATCTGGCAGGATTACAAACGTCGCTGCACCTGAAGCGGCTACTGATGCGGCAAATAGAGAATATGTAGATAACTTAGCCGCCGCTGCGATCCACGTTCACACTAATGTTGTCTTGGCGACTCCAGCCAGTACTGGACGAACGGATACTTACAACAACGGCACGGCGGGTGTCAGTGCAACTCTGACGGCTACGGCCAACGGAACTTTGGTCATTGACAGCACGGTGGCTCAAGCCGCGCAGCGTGTTTTGATCAAGGACTGCACGAACCAAATTGGTAACGGCATCTACGTTGTTACGACGGTAGGCAATGGGTCTACCCAGTACGTCATGACCCGTTCCGATGACGCTGACACTTACGGTGAAGGTGGATCTAACTCGCTTGACGAAGGTAGTTATTTCTTCGTTTCAGGCGGTACGTCTCAGAAGGGCGCTGCTTACGTCTGTAATACGCCGGGAATTATTGTCTTCGGCTCAACCAATATTACCTTTGCCGAGTTTAGTCAATCTCAGGTGTATCAGGCTGGAACCGGGATTGATATCACCAACACCACAATCTCATTGCAGACTCCGGTTGCAGTGGCAAATGGTGGTACGGGAACTGGGTCAACGCCTACCGACGGTCAGTTACTGACCGGCAATGGATCAGGTTTTAGTTTAAACACTCTTAAGTCTGGCACCGGAATCAGCGTTGCTAATGCGCCGGGTTCAATCACGATATCGGCAACCAGCGTTACTGGCCCGATTTTAGAATCAGAAATCACGATTGACGAAAACTACACCATCAGCACTGGCAAGAATGGTTTGAGTGTTGGACCTGTCACTATTGCGTCGGGTTACAACGTCACGGTTCCAGCAGGACAGACTTGGGTAGTTTTGAATCAAGCGTCTGGCAGCGGTGCCGGTACGATAGCAACGGTTGGAAAGGCAATCGCAATGTCGATTGTGTTCGGAGGTTGATGAGATGGCGAATCCAAATATTGTCAGCGTTTCCGCAATCTACGGGAACAATTCACTGACATCACTATCTACCACGAACGCAACGGCTATCGTGAACAACGCTGCATCTAGCGGCAAGGTCTTCAAGATCAATAGCATCATTGTGGCGAACGTGGATGGTACAAGCGCGGCAGATATTTCGATCAATGTCTACAGTCAGGATGACCTAGGCGGCACGGCTTACGCGCTGGCTTCTACAGTGTCGGTTCCTGCTGATGCGACGTTGGTAGTAATCGACAAGAACACTTCGATCTACTTGAAGGAAGATCAATCTATTGGTGCGACGGCTGCGACGGCCAGCGATCTTGTTGTCATCGCTTCTTGGGAAGAGATCAACTAATGACCCTGCGATATACAGGCGGAGTCATACGAGCGGCTGCGCCTACAGTTAATTCTACTTCTGCGAAGGGAGTTTGGTTAATGAGCCAAGTTCTTCCCTATCGTGCCGCTAATACTTGGCCCGGTCAGCCAGCGCCTATTATTCAAACCTTCCTTGCTTCCGGTACTTGGACGGCTCCGAGTGGTGTAAGTGAGGTTGAATACCTTGTGGTCGCGGGTGGAGGTGGCGGTGGAGGTAATGCTGCTGGCGGTGGCGGTGCAGGTGGGTTCCGTACTGGCACAGGTTTATCTGTAACCGCCGGAACTGACTACACAATCACGGTAGGTGGAGGCGGCACCGCTGGGCAAGGAGGAAATCCGGGATCAAATTCTGGTGGAAAAGGGAATGATTCGATATTTAGCACCATTACATCTACTGGCGGCGGACTAGGTGGTGGCGGACCCGGCCCATCATTAGCCGCTGGCGGCTCAGGCGGTTCAGGCGGCGGTGGGCAAGTTGGCGCATTAGGCGGAAGTGGAAACACTCCAAGTACTTCTCCGTCTCAAGGAAATAACGGCGGCGCTGGATTAACTCCTGCCAATCCATTCAATGGTGGAGGTGGTGGTGGAGCAAGTGCTGTCGGAGCGACTGCTCTTTCTGGCGGTGGCGGCAATGGTGGCGCAGGCACGGCCTCTAGTATTTCTGGCTCATCAGTAACCTATGCAGGTGGCGGCGGTGGCGGTGCAGATCAGTCACCCAAAACTATAGGAACTGGCGGGGCAGGTGGGGGCGGTAATGGTGGTCAAGGATCAGCAAGTGTTCCCGGTGGCGCTGGTGTTGCAGGTACTACTAATACTGGCGGTGGCGGGGGCGGAGGCGGTTCAAATTTTGGTTTTGGCGGCGCAGGCGGCTCCGGTATTGTTGTTCTTAAATATAATGCGCTAACAACATCAGTATTTATTTTTAAATCTACTGCCAAATGGGTAGCCCCAACCGGTGCTGTCAGCGTTGATTACCTCGTTGTTGCTGGCGGTGGCGGGGGTGGTGGCGGCAACGCTTCGTACAACGGTGGTGGTGCGGGCGCTGGCGGGTTCCGTACTGGAACAGCATTAAGTATTACAGCCGGAACTGAATACACTATTACAGTAGGGTCAGGTGGTGCAGCAAACGCTAACGGATCAGACTCTGTATTTAGCACCATCACTTCAACCGGCGGGGGCAAAGGCGGTCAGAGTAATACCGTTGGTGCTGGAACCGGTGGCTCTGGTGGTGGCGGCGCATCGACGCAACCGGGTGCTAATGGTAACACCCCGTCAACTTCTCCATCTCAAGGCAATAACGGCGGTTTAGGTCAAAGTGTAGGCCCCTTTGCTGCTGGTGGCGGCGGTGGCGCTTCGGAGGCCGGAAACACAGACGGAAACGGTTACGGTGGTGACGGTACTGCGTCATCTATTTCTGGTGGCAGTGTGTTTTACGCTGGTGGCGGTGCTGGTTCGTCTAACGCTCCCGGCAGCAATTTGCCCGGTGGTGATGGCGGTGGCGGTGCCGGTGGTTATGGCTCTGGTACAACTACTGGAACGGCTGGCACAGCAAATACCGGAGGTGGAGGTGGTGGCGCTAATGGTGCGGCTGCTGCTGGCGCTGGCGGTTCCGGTATCGTGATCCTAAAAGTAAACTATTAAAGGTTTGAGGTTTTGAAATGGCTAACGTAATCAATGCCCAAAACGGGATCGTATCGACCGCAGATTCAACGTCTGAGTTAAACATTCAGACAGGCGGTGCAACGGCCATTTCAATCGGGTCGGGTCAGTCTGTTGTCATCTCTAACTTATCTGACTCGGTTGGCAACCTTCGCAACATTCCATCAGCCGGTGCAGCCAAAACTTCTGCATATACCCTCACCATCTCTGATATCGGTGAGTTCGTTACGGTTGGAACCAGCGGCAGTATCACGGTCGTCAATGATGTGTTTAGTGCAGGCAACGCTGTCTCTATCTACAACAACACATCTGGCAACGTCACACTGACCATGAGCATCACGACGGCTTACATTGCGGGAACCGATTCCGATAAAGCCACGATGACTCTGGCAACTCGGGGTCTGGCGACACTGCTATTCTTGTCTGCTTCAGCCGTGGTTGTTACGGGGAACGTCACCTAATGTCCGGCATCATGATGCTTTTGCTGGCGCGTGTCGTCGGCACTAGATATGTTGAAGTCAAAACCTTCACGACTTCAGGCTCGTGGGTGGCTCCTACTGGCGTGAGTGAAGTTGAATACCTTGTTGTTGCTGGTGGTGGCGGTGGTGGAAATAACGGCGGCGGCGGCGGTGCCGGTGGGTTCCGAACTGGTACTGGGTTTAGCGTAAGTGCCGGTACGTCTTACACCATTACGGTTGGCGGCGGTGGCGCTGCTGGCAGTACAGGCGCACCAACTTACGCATCAGGCGCTCAAGGATCAAACTCTGTATTTTCTACAATTACCGCAGATGGCGGCGGGTCTGGTGGCGGCGCTCCTTCTAATGGCGGCAATGGTGGCTCTGGTGGTGGAGGTGGATGGGGAATAGGAAATACCACTGGGGGATCAGGCAATACTCCTAGCACATCACCATCGCAAGGTAACAATGGCGGAAACGGAACTGTTTCAGGAAATAATGGCGGCGGAGGCGGTGGTGGGGCTAATGCCGTTGGTGGTAACGGTTCTGGCAACGCTCCTGTTAGCCAAGTTGGTGGCAATGGTGGTGCTGGCACAGCATCATCAATTTCTGGCGGCTCCGTAACTTACGCGGGCGGTGGCGGTGGCGGTGGGTACGTTACTGGAGGAACAGGTGGTTCTGGCGGTGGCGGTAACGGCGGCACAAATGGAAATATAGGTGCTTCTGGAACTGCAAATACTGGCGGTGGCGCAGGCGGTGGTGGCGGCGGCGGCAATGCAGGCGGCGCGGGCGGCTCCGGCATCGTCATTCTTCGCTACGCAGTACCTGTTCAGACCGTAGTTCAGTCCTTCACTGCATCCGGAATCTTTGTTCCGCCGACTGGTGTGAGCGAGGTTGAATATCTCGTTGTTGCGGGTGGTGGTGGCGGTGGCGGCGCTACTGCCGCTGCTGGGGGCGGAGCAGGTGGATTTAGAACCGGCACCGGATTTTCCGTAACCGCCGGAACTTCTTACACCATTACGGTTGGGGGAGGCGGCGCTGGCGGCCCCGGTGGTGGAGGCATCACGCCATATCAAGGAACAACCGGCAGCAATTCTGTTTTCAGCACTATTACTTCTGCTGGTGGCGGCGGTGGTGGTGGAGACGGCGCGGTTACGTCTGGACTAAATGGTGGTTCAGGCGGTGGCGCTGGTGGCTCCAGCAGCATCACAACGACAGCAGGGAATGGAAACACCCCGTCTGTATCGCCAAGCCAAGGGAATAACGGCGGTAATAACGGTGGCAACATCGCGTCGCCTTATCCTGCTGGCGGCGGCGGTGGGGCTAGTGCCGTTGGCGGTAGCGGAACTCCATCTGCTTCTGGAAGCGGCGGTAACGGTACTGCATCAACAATTTCTGGCTCGTCCGTAACTTACGCTGGCGGCGGCGGTGGATCGTCAAATTACGGCGGCACCGTTGGAAGCGGTGGTACAGGCGGTGGTGGAGCGGGGAATGCAAGCGGCACGGGAACCGCTGGAACTGCAAACACCGGAGGCGGCGGTGGCGGTGGATCAAGAATTACCCCAAGTTACGGCACTGGCGGAGCAGGCGGCTCTGGCATCGTCCTTATCAAGTACACACTGGGTACTGCTTCGATCCTGACGTTCAACTCAACCACCAACTTTGTGATGCCTGCTGGCGTGACGAGCGTGGACTACCTCGTGGTTGCGGGTGGTGGTGGAGGTGGAAAAGATAACGGCGGTGGTGGTGGCGCTGGAGGTATGCGTACCGGAACGGGTTTAACCGTTACACCGGGTTCTACCTACACTATCACTGTTGGAGGCGGCGGTACTGCCGCAACAGGTCCGGCTCCAAATTCCCGTGGAGGTAATGGCGGTAATTCCGTATTCAGTACCATCACTTCTACTGGTGGAGGCGGCGGCGGCGGTCAAGGAACCGTAGCCGGTGCAGACGGTGGCTCCGGCGGAGGCGGCGGAAATAGTGCAAATGGAGGCGCAGGTAATACTCCAAGTACATTTCCTTCTCAAGGAAGTAATGGGGGTAACGGCGCTGGATCGCCTAATTTCCCCGGTGGTGGAGGTGGCGGTGCCTCTGCTGTTGGTAGCGCCCCTGCTGGTTCTGGCACTGGAGGCAATGGCGGAAACGGGACCGCATCTAGTATTTCTGGTGGAAGCGTTACTTATGCCGGAGGTGGTGGTGGTGCTACCAATGGCCCAACAGGGGGCACTGGAGGATCAGGCGGTGGCGGTACTGGAGGAGTAATTTCTAGCACTGCTGGTGTTGCCGGAACTGCCAATACTGGCGGCGGTGGCGGCGGCGGCACAATCAACACTAATGCAGCAGCAGGCGGCTCCGGCGTAGTCATCCTGAAGTTGAACTTTGGGAACTACCTGCTTTACACCTTCACTTCGACGCAATCGTGGACGGCTCCGGCTGGTGCGGTGAGCGTTGACTACCTCGTTGTTGCGGGGGGTGGTGGAGGCGCTGCGGGTGGCGGTGGTGCGGGAGGTTTCCGCACGGGCACCGCGTTAAGTATTACTGCTGGAACCGATTACACAATAACAGTCGGCGCAGGCGGCAATGGAGGGCAAGGTGGCCTTGCTGCTCCTGTAACGCAAGCGGCATCTGGCAACGATTCCGTATTTAGCACTATTACATCAACGGGTGGCGGCCGAGGAAGTCGTATTGGCGACGTCACTTCGCCTGCTGGCGGAGATGCAGGAAACGGTGGCTCCGGTGGCGGTGGTGGTGGATGGTCTGGTGGCACAAGCCCCGGAGGTTCTGGAAACACCCCATCTGTAAGTCCGTCACAAGGGTCAAACGGCGGATCAAATGGCGGCGCAACCGCTTCGCCTTATCCTGCTGGTGGTGGCGGCGGAGCATCAGCGACCGGAGGCAACGGCAGCGGGTCAACCGGTGGAAACGGCGGTAATGGGTCTGCATCATCTATTTCCGGCAGCAGCGTTACCTATGCTGGTGGCGGTGGTGGATCAACATTTAACGCCGGAACGCCCGGAACTGGCGGTTCTGGTGGTGGTGGAAATGCCGGAACCGCGCCAAGTGGAAATGGAACCAATGGAACGGCCAACACCGGAGGCGGTGGTGGCGGTGCGGGCGGAAATGTGCCGAGTGCTGGCGGAACCGGCGGCGCAGGTGGTTCAGGTATCGTAATTCTCAAGGTGAATTTCTAATGAAAGCGTATCAAATCATGGGTATTGACACTGCGATGCACTTGCTTCGTCCGGGTGCGAAGTGGGAAATCAGCAATTGTGAGATCACGCGATGGGAAGATCCGCGTCCGAAACCCTCGTGGGAAGAGATCATGTTCACGATTGAAAAGATCAAAGAACTGGAAGATGCAGTTCCCACGATCCTGTTGCCGGAGCAGCAGAAGGCTTTTGACGAGTACGCCAAACAAATCGAACAGGCGGCTGCATGATTCTGCACGGGATATTCCCAACACCGGTTGCCCGGTTCAACCTCGACCGTGAGTTCACGGAGCGGGAGTTGGAGTTTGTGCTGAAACAACCCCAGCACAACAACGAAGGCAACACCACGAGCGATGATAACTACGTCTTCAACAACATTGAGTTGAAGGGCTTGAGCGATTTTTGTGAGGCTTCTGTTGCAACGTACCTGAAGGAGATCCATGCCCCGAGCAAGGACGTAAACCTTCGGATCACGCAGTCTTGGTTAAACTACACCAAGCCCGGACAGTGGCATCACAAACACGCTCATCCGAACTCTTTTGTCTCTGGTGTGCTGTACATCAAAGCCAACAAAGAATCGGACAAGATCTATTTCTACAAGGATGGCTACAAGCAGATCAGCCTGCCGACCGAGAACTGGAACTTGTACAACTCCGAGTCTTGGTGGTTTGAAGCAGTTGCAAAAGAGTTGATTCTGTTTCCGTCTAGCCTGACGCACATGGTTCAGACCGTGCAGGGCGAAGACACTCGGATCAGTTTGTCGTTTAACACGTTTCCTGTTGGTTACGTTGGGGATGAAAAATCTCTAACCGGTTTACATTTGAGGGATTAAACATGGCTCACTTTGCTGAAATTGATGACAACAATGTTGTGCTGCGAGTCATCGTCGTAGCCAACAAGGACACGGCTGACGCTAACGGCAACGAAGTCGAGAGCATCGGCGTGGCGTTCTGCCAGCGTTTGCTGGGTGGGAACTGGAAACAGACTTCCTACAACGGCAACATTCGCAAGAACTATGCAGGTATTGGCTACACCTACGATGCCGGTATCGACGCATTTGTTCCGCCGAAGCCCTATCCGTCGTGGGTTCTGAACAGCAACACCGCGCAGTGGGAAGCCCCAGTACCGATGCCGCAAGATGGCAAGATGTACTCATGGGACGAAGCCACGCAGTCGTGGGTTGAAGTTCCGAGCGCAGGTTCGCTGACGATCTAAGCCGATGCTCGGCTTTGTACCTCTTTCAGCAGCGCCATTCTCCGCACTGGGGGAAGGGGCGGTTGTTGTCACGGGGGTACAGGGCAATGGCTTCGTCGGTACGGTTCTTGTTGTTGCTGATGCCAACACCCTCGTTAATGGGGTCGAGGCAAACGGACAGATTGGAACCGTCTTTGTCTTTGGTGAAGCCAATGTTCCCGTCACGGGAGTCGAAGCCAATGGGCAGACCGGCACCGTCGAGGTCACCGGAACTGCCACGGTCTTCCTCACTGGGGTCGAGGCGACTGGCGAAGTTGGCACAGTTGCGGTTGCTGCGGATGCTAATGCTCCAGTTACAGGGGTTGAAGCCACTGGCGCGGTGGGAACCGTTGTTGTCACGGGCGCAGCCAATGTCACCCTTACCGGGGTTGAGGCAACAGGCGAACTTGGCAATGTCTCAATCTTCATTGAGATTGTTGTCCCGGTCACTGGGGTGTCGGCCACAGGGCAGGTTGGTACAGTCACGGTCTCGGCTGGAGCCACTGTCTTCGTCACGGGCGTGTCGGCAGTGGGAACCGTGGGGCAAGTCACTGTTTGGGGTAAGATTATCCCCGGACCAACCGGGCCATGGACACCCATCCCTGATCCAGCAGCATCAACTTGGACACCAGTTAACACGGGCGATTCAGATATCTGGACCCCGGTAGCAGCGTAGAGGTTTAAACATGCCTAGTACATATTCACCCAACCTCGCGTTGGAACTTATTGGAACCGGCGATCAGGCGGGTACTTGGGGTAACACCACCAATACCAACTTGGGAACCCTGATTGAGCAAGCTATCAGCGGCTACGAGGTTCAGTCCCTGACCTCGGGAACTACCCTGACCCTGACCATTCCCAATGGTGCATCTGGTGTAGCCCGGAACATGTACTTGGAGTTCACGGGTAACGGCAGCACGGTCATTGTCCCGTCCAATAAAAAACTCTACTTCGTCTACAACAACTGCACCTCTGGCACGATCACGATGAAAGTCGCTGGCCAGACCGGTGTAACAATCCCCAATGGGGAAAGAATGGTTTTGGTTTCCAACGGAACCGATGTAGATGAAGCCATCACGATTGAATCCTTGACTGGCATCACCACTAGCACAGTCACCGCTTTTGGCAGTGGCGCTGGCGACAGTGTCACAAGCGCAACAGGAACTACCGCAATTGGAAAGAATGCCGGGACGGCGATTACGAGCGGCATTTCAAATACTTTCGTTGGTGAAGAAGCAGGATTAGTTTGCACCGATGGCATTCTGAATACGGCTATCGGGCTTGCTGCATTAAGTTCTTTAACAAGCGCAAGCGGCAATAGCGCAATCGGTTGGTTTGCTGGAGCCGGAATTACAACTGGCTTTAGAAATACTGCTATTGGTAGAAGCAGTATGTCTGCCTGTACGACGGGTGGGTTTAATACTGCGCTTGGAACCGATGCGCTTGATAGCACCAATTACGATAATACAACTGGCGTTGGCTCAGGTTCGGCAGTAACAGGAGACAATCAAGTTCAATTAGGCGATTCAGCAACAACGACTTACGCCTATGGCGCTGTTCAAAATCGTTCTGATTCGCGTGACAAGGCCGACATCCAAGACTCAAACCTTGGGCTTGCTTTTGTAATGCAGTTACAGCCGCGCATGTTCCGCTGGGATATGCGAGAAGATTACAAACCGCCTAAACCAGACGAAAATGCCTCCCCAGAAGAATGGAGCGCATGGAGTGAGGCTTGCAAACTTGCCAATCTAACTCATGACGGAACACATAAACGCAGCCGCTTCCACTATGGCTTGGTGGCCCAAGAAGTCAAAGTCACGATGGATGCGATGGGCGTAGATTTTGGTGGTTATCAAGACCACAGCATCAAAGGTGGCGATGCCGTTTTATCGCTCGGCTACGAAGAGTTGATAGCCCCATTGATCAAGGCCATCCAAGAACTCAAAACCGAGTTCGATGAGTACAAGAGGACGCACCCATGATGACAATGGTTTCAACCTTCCTGTCGTTCCTAGCGGGTGGATTGCCCAAGATCCTGTCGATTTTCCAAGACCGACAGGACAAGAAGCATGAGTTGGCTCTGGTTGCAGCCCAGAAGGAGCGCGAACTAGCCCTCGCAGAGCGTGGGTTTATTGCACAGGCACGGGTTGAGGAAATTAAGTTAGAGCAAATCCAGACGCAGACGGCAGCCGAGGAGCGTCAGGCTCTGTACCAGCACGACATTGAGATTGGCAAAGGCGCATCTCAATGGATGATCAACCTTCGTGCCTCGGTGCGTCCGGTTGTGACCTACATCTTCGTGTTGGAACTGGTGGCCATCAATATCGCCGGAGTCTGGTACGCCTACAACACGGGTGTGCCATTTGCCGCTGCGATGGCTGAAGTGTTCTCGGATGACGAGATGCTGATCTTGTCTTCGATCATTGCGTTCTGGTTCGGAACACAGGCGTTTGGCAAGAAGTGAAAGTCTCCAAGGCTGCCATCGACATGATTAAACACCACGAGGGCGTAAGGACTAAGCCTTACCGCTGCCCTGCGTTGTTGTGGACTGTCGGTGTCGGCCATGTGATCGACCCAACCCATGCGACGGTGAAGTATGAGGAGCGTCGGAATCTACCGATACCCGAGGGATGGGATCGCACTCTCACGATGGACGAGGTGGACCGGATACTTTCTCAAGACCTTCGTCGGTTTGAGCGTGGTGTGGTTCGACTTTGCCCTGCTGCTGTTGGCCGTCAGGGAGTCTTTGATGCTCTCGTCAGTTTTGCCTTCAACGTGGGTCTTGGCAATCTCCAACGCTCTTCCCTTCGGATGAAGGCCAATCGCGGGGAACTGGAAGAGGCTGCTGACGAGTTCCTGAAATGGACGAAAGCAGGTGGACGGGTATTGCCCGGACTGGTTAAACGGCGCAATGATGAACGTGCGTTGTATTTGTCTGGAGTAGCGTGATGCCGCTGTCCAAGGTTGTATTTAAGCCGGGTGTCAACCGAGAGACCACGAACTACGCCAACGAAGGTGGGTTCTTCTCGGTAGACAAGGTCCGGTTCCGGGGCGGATATGCCCAGAAGATTGGCGGCTGGGTTAATCAGAGTTCCAACGGAGGATCGTTTGATGGCGTACCTCGTTCGTTGTGGAACTGGGTGGCTATCGCCGGTCAAAACTTGTTGGGCGTAGGGACCAACCAGAAATACTATGTAGAACTGGGTGGCACTTATAACGACATTACCCCTCTTGTTAGTACTGTTAGTCTGACCCTGAACCCGTTCACGACCACCTCTGGCAGTCGAAGCATTGTTGTCAGATCAACTGCTCACGGAACCACTATCGGTTCTTATGTGACATTTACTGGTGCCAGTTCCTTTGTTGTTGGCGCATCAACCCTGTTGGTCAATGGCCAGTACGAAGTTATTTCGGTTCCCGGCTCAGATACTTTTACCATCTTCGGCCCATCTATCGCTGCATCTACCGTTACCGGCGGTGGTTCCCACGTCATAGCCGCTTATCAGATCGATGCAGGTCCAGCCGTTTACACGACTCAGGTTGGCTGGGGTGGTCCTCCTTGGGGTTTTGGAGGATGGGGTTCATCTGATCCTCAAGGAGTTCCGCTACGACTCTGGTCGCAGTTCAACTTTGGTGATGACCTGATATTCGCTGAACGGCGAGGATCAATTTATTACTGGCCCTTAGACACTACGACATGGGCCAGAGCCATCAGTCTGGCTGACAAGGCCGATAGTATTGTCAAGTTTTCCACAAGAGCGACTGCGGCTTCTGGCGCAACTACTATTGTGGTAACCGATGCGACTGGCATTAACACCGGATCGGTGGTGTCTGGTAGCGGTATTGCTGCGGGAACCTTTGTCACTACAGCATGGACCGGCGGAACCTCTGTCACCATCTCTGCAGCCACTACGTCTTCATTGACTCTGACGGCAGTAGATTTCAGTTACTCCGGTCGTCAAGTTCCGCCGCAAACCAACTTGGTGATTGGCTCTCCGTTGAATGATTTTACTATCGCTCTGGGTTCCAATCCCTACAGCCCGGTAGATTTCACAACTGACTTCGATCCACTCCTTGTTCGCTGGTCAGACCAAGAGAATCCATGGGAATGGGTTCCCGAAGTCACCAATCAATCTGGTGAACGTCGCATATCCAGTGGATCTGAGATCGTTGCAGGTATCTCCACTCGCCAAGAAATCTTGGTGCTGACTGATACTGCTGTGTTCTCCATGCAGTATCTGGGTCCGCCGTTTGTCTGGGGATTCAACCTCCTTGACCAAGACATTTCCATTGCGTCCCAGAACGCAATTGCATCCATTAACAACACCGTTTACTGGATGGGAACCGATAAGTTCTTCGTCTACAACGGTCGCGTTGACACGCTTCCTTGCACCATTCGACAGCACATCTTCAGCAACCTGAATCAAGATCAGATTGCTCAGGTGACCTGCGGTAACAACGAGGCGTTCAGTGAGGTGTGGTGGTTCTATCCATCCACCAATAGTTACGTCAATGACAGTTTCGCGGTATTCAACTACCTTGAAGGCGTATGGACTTATGGAAGTTTAAACCGCTCTGCATTTGCTCCTCAGACCATCCGCAAGTACGCGATGATGGCATTTGGTATCCAGACCAGTTATCTGGACACCGCTATCGATTCCTCTGTTACAACTATTTCTCTCATCAATGCATCGTCCTATCCCAATTCTGGAATCGTTCAGATCGATTCAGAGAAGATCAGTTATACCGGTCTTAGTGGTAATACTCTTACCGGTTGTGTTCGCGGTGTTGGCGGTACAACTGCTGCTTCGCACACCATCGATACTGAAGTCGCGTTTGTCGCGCCGAATCAGGTGATGTTTCACGAAGTCGGCTGGGACGATGTTTCGACGGGAACCCCTGAGCCAATTGAATGCTTCATTCAGACTTCAGACTTTGACATTGGAGACGGCGAGTCATTCCAGTTCCTTTCTCAGATCATCCCTGATGTGAAGTTCCTTGGGTCGGACACGGTAAGGAACCCAAACCCGTCTGTAACGCTGGCTCTATATCCCAGAAACTATCCGGGTTCTCTGTATGGTGATCCGGATACAGGTGCTGTTACCGCGACGGTAGTTCTCCCTGTGGAGCAATACACCACACAGGTCTACACCCGTGTTCGCGCAAGACAGATTGCGTTCCGAATTGCATCCACCGCACTGGGTGTGGCATGGCAGATGGGTGCGATGAGATTCGACATTCGCCCGGATGGTAAACGGTAATGGGCGCACCTCGCGGACTAGCCCCTCCAAACCTTCCGGTCGCTGCTGAAAAATACGAGCGGCGATATCAGGATCAGTTCGCGAATGTGTTACGCCTGTACTTTGCAGCCGTCTCAAACCGACTGACATCACCTACAGCGCATGCCTCGTATTTCGACACCACTACCCAGACCAATCCGGTAGCGGATACTGTCAACCTGTTTACCTTTAATTCGGTCGTAACCGAGTTTCAGGTTTCTCGCGGGGTTCCCACATCCAAGATCTATCTTGCGGATACCGGGGTTTACAACTTCCAGTTTTCTGCCCAGTTAGACAAGACCGGTGGTTCCGCAAGTCCGGTCTACATTTGGCCCAGAATCAACGGGGTAAATCTTCCCGATTCCGCCACCAAGATTGTCATTGACGGTCCTAACAACGAGATCGTGGCTGCTTGGAACTTTGTCCTTGTCATAGAAGCCAACGACTACTTTGAGTTGGCTTGGCAGGCCGCCGACACTAACGTAATTATTCCCTACGTTGCCGCCAGCGGGAACATTCCGGCTATCCCGTCCATCATTTTGACGGTCAACTGGGTATCAAATTACGAGGCTAACCAGTGATCTCATTGAAATTTAAACGCTGTTACACCAGAATCGCGGGAACCGTGGCTCCCAGCAATCATAGGAGTTGCCATGAATAACATGCCATATCAGGGAGTTGCGAACGAACTTGCCAAGTACGGCAGGTACGGCGATTCAATGTTAGTCCACATGAACCCGATTGAGGTTCAGATGCTGGGGTCTTTGTCCCCCACCGGACAACTAACGATTAACCCGGTCACAGGTCAGCCTGAGGCGTTCCTTCCCTTCCTCGCCCCACTGCTTGGATCGTTCTTGGGAAGCAGCCTTTTAGGCGGTTCCACACTTGGCGGACTACTAACCACTGGCCTTAGTAAGGCAGCGGCAGGGGCCATTGGGTCTGGTCTTGCCACTACCGCAGCCACAGGCGATCTCAAGGAAGGCATCCTCTCTGGCATCACCGGTTTTGGTTTAGGCAAAGTCTTTGGCGCTATGGGCGGCGCAGACAAACTGGCTGGCGCTGCTGGATCAACGCCGACACCAGCCAATGTGGAAGGGTTCTTCTCCCCAACTGGTGGCGGTGCCGCTCTTAATCAGGCTACCACTGCGACTGCTCCCATCCTTGCTGGCGCTCCGACTGCCGCCCCTGTTGCTGGAGTGTTTTCGCCAACCGGCGCTGGCGCTGCGTTTAACCCTGTTAATGCGGCTCAGTCTGCAGCAGGCGCTGGTACGGGTGGAATGAACTTTTCGGCTGGGCTTGAGGAACTGATGAAGCCCGGTACTTTCCTGCCTATCTATGCGGGAACCAGTGTCACTGAAGGCATTCGTCAGCAAGAAGAACTGGATCGCATCATGAAAGAGCAGGGACTCAGCGAGGAAGAAGCCAAGCGTAAGTACGAGGGAGATGCTCGTCGCGCTATTGAAACCGTACAGCGGTTGTACCCGCAGATGCGTCCTCCCACTGGAATGGCGGCAGGCGGTCAAGTCGAAGGCTACTTCGACGGCGGCATGTTTACCGATATGCAATATCGTGGCCCCTTTGCCAATATGCAATCTAGTGGGCCAGATTCCGGCTTCTACGACACCGTATACGGTCGTAGCAGTCCGTCTGACATCCAAGGCCGACTCCGTGGAAACATCAGCGTTGCTGCTCCGTATGCCAGTTATGGCGCACTGGATGTAGGCGGTCGCGGATATCTTCCGGGTATCGCCCCGGAGTTCCAATACTTCCGTCAGCCTGAAGAAATCTATCCGCAGGCTCCGTCCATGCCCGGTGGCAAGGGGTCAGGTGGTCGTCGTGGCGGCAATTACGGCGGCTATAACAGCATGCCCGGTGGTAAGGGTGGCGGCTATGGTGGTGGCTACGGCAACCAGTTCGGCGGCGGTTACGACTATGGGAACCCCTTCGGTGGCGGCTACGGCGGCGGCTATGGAAGCATGCCGGGCGGCAAGGGCGGTGGCTATAACACTGGTTATGGTGGCGGCTACGGCAATACGTTTGACCGATACAGCCAGCCTTACAGCAACTATGGTGGAAGTTCCTTCGGTAACTTCAACCAGATCATGCCGTTTTGAGGTACTGACATGAGCATGGGAAATAGAGCCAGTGCGCCTCCGAGTAAGGGAGGTGCTGTTCCGCCAACTAATCCTCAGGTGCCAAATCCTTATGGAGATCAGGGGTATCAGCCTCCGCAGCGATACTCCAACGACTACTTCCGCTATCAACAAAGTGGAGAGCCGTTTAACCAGCCTGTAATGGGATATGGAACTTACGGTCAGATCTTTACTCCGCCTCCCCAGCGCTTCCAACCTCAACCCATAATGGGAGGTAAAGGCGGCATGGGGTATCGCCCATCTCCTCCAGTTCCGCCACCGGGTGGCAAAGGCGGTGGCATGAGCGATATGCAGTATCGTGGGCCGCAACAACCGCCAATCATAGGTGGCAAGGGTCAGCCGCAAAACCAAGGCCCATTCATGTCTTATCCGGGCGGTAGTGGTTATGGTGGTCTTACAGCAAGGCCGGGTAGCGGCCCTCCTCGCGTACCACGGACTCGTCAGTTAGGTTTGAATGAGCCTACTGGTCCGGGTCCAATGGATGTGCAGACGAATCCTTCTCCGCCTCAGATTGCAGATGGAGTTCCGCAGAGTTTCCTTGATTTCTACAGCAGGCAAAATAATCCTCCACAGCCAAATCTTGATTTTTACAACAGGCAAAATAATTCAGGTTCTGTTCGTGCCTATCCCACTCAAGAGGTGGGCCGAACTGGTGGGCCGGGCGCATCCCCGTCGGATCGTATGTTTTATACTCAGGCAACTATTCCTGCGACTGTAAATGGTGTAAGCGGTTATTACCCTGATGGCAGTCGAACGAATTTTACTCCTTACCCTAATCAACCTGTTGCCGCCACTGGCGGTTTAGGTTTAGGAGGAATGCCGACTGGTGGCCCTCAAATTAGTCCGGACTATATGCCAGTGATGGGCGCAAGAAACTTCGATATCCAACCGTTTGGTGCGCGGGATAATTACGTTCCTCGTTTTGGCAATATGGGTTTCTTCCAAGAAGGCGGTCAGGTTCCCCCTGATGCAGCCACCAACATGGAAATGATGTTGTCTGAAGCAGGCCCTGCCAATCCTCAGGCTGAAATGTCTGGCGAATATGACCGGCTTATTCAGATGACGATGCAGGCAGTGCTGGGTCAGGTTGAGCAGCCGGATGAAATCATCCAGATGTTCATCGATGAATTCGGCGTGGATGCATTCCGTCAGTTGCGTGATGCGGTCCTCAAGCAACAAGTTCCCAATGCCCAGACCGAAGGCATGGTCGATGGCAACGGCGGTGGTATGGATGATCAGGTGATGGGCATGATCGGCGCACAGCGTCCGGTTGCCGTATCGCCCGGTGAGTACATCATCCCGGCTGATGTCGTGTCAGGCTTAGGCGATGGTAGTTCCAAGTCCGGTGCCGACATCCTTGATGAACTCAGTCAGGCTGTTCGCATGACTCGCACGGGAACCACTGAGCAGCCCCGTCCCTTGATGGAGACGCTTAGTCAATGAACGCTGCCGTTCAGGAAATGCAGACCTATGTGTCGCTGATTCCGTCAGCGCACATTGAGTATGCTTGGGCCGCCTTGGCTCCTATGCTGGAACCGGCTGTGGAGCGGTCTCATGGTCGTTGGACTATGGACCACATCATGGAATGGGCTATTCGAAACGAGAAACAGATTTGGATTGTGTTTGACGAGGACAGGACGATTCATTGTGTAGCCGTCACACAGAATGTCATCTACCCTACCAGCAAAATGCTCTCCATCGAATTTCTCGGTGGCGCTGGTTTGGATAAATGGGCGTTTAAACTTCTTGATGTCCTGAACAATTGGGCGAAGGACAGCGGATGCAACGGTATCGAAGCCACCGCAAGGATCGGCTTCTGGAAATGGCTTGAGAAAGACGGTTTCGATAAAGCCTATACGGTGTTCGAAAAGAGGTTTGAACAATGAGTAAGGGTAGTAAAGCGCCGTCCGGTACACAGAAGGTTGAACAAACAACTACCAGCCTTCCTCCCTACGCTGAACCGTATTTTCGATCAGCCCTTGAACGAGGCATGTTCGAAAGTGCGCGTCCCTATGAACCGTTCTTGGGACAGCGCCTTGCACAGTTCGCCCCAGAAGAGACCTTTGCTCAGCGTCAAATCATGGGGCTGGGTCGCCCGACCCAGATCAACGAAGCGACTGACATCTTCCGTCAGATCGGTGGCATGCCGACTGGTGGCGGAGCGCAGATCGCGGGTCAGTTTAATCCGCAAGCCATCAGCCCGACTTATCGCGGCAGAGAGTTCCAAACTGGGTACGATCCAAGACAGTTCCAGTCTGGATATACCGCAGGCGGAATAGGTGATCTTTATCAGGCGGGAACTTATACCCCCGGATACACCCCCGGTCAGATCACCTCCGGCTATCAAGCCGGTCAGTTTGATCCCGGTTATCAGGCTGGTCGCCTTGGTGCGACATTCGAAGCCGGTAGCCTTGCTGCTCCGGGTGCCATCGAACAGTACATGTCTCCGTACCAGCGCATGGTCACGGACGTGGAGAAGCAGGCTGCGGTTCGTGCATCACAGATGCAAGGTAGCGAACAGGGAGCCGCTGCAGCCCGCGCTGGAGCCAAGGGTGGCACCCGTGAGGCATTGATTGAAGCAGAGCGCCAGAAGGGTCTGGGGCAGCAGTTGGCGGGTATCGAAGCCCGTGGCGCACAGTCTGCCTTTGAACAGGCTCAGAGAGCCTTTGAAGCAGATCGTGCTGCCCGGTTGCAGCAGGGTCAATTCGGAGTCACTTCATTCCAAGCGCAAGAAGCAGCACGTCAGCGTCAGGCTGAAATGGGCTTTAGCGCACAGCAGGCTGGGGAACAAGCACGTCAAGAAGCAGCCCGTATGGGTATGACTGCCCAGCAGCAGAATCAAGCAGCATTGCAGGCGGCTGAAGAGTTCCGTTTGCGTGGCTTCCAAGCCGTTGAAGCGGCGCGTCAGCAGCAAACTCAGTTTGGTTTGGCTGGGTTCCAAGCCCAAGAAGGCGCTCGTCAACAGCAGCAGCAGTTGCAGTTCCAAGCGCAGAATGCGGCGGAACAAGCGCGACAAGAAGCGGCCCGTATGGGGCTAACAGCACAGCAGCAGAGCGATGCTGCCAACCGTGCTGCACAAGAGTTCTTGTCTCGTTCGCAAGAGTTCAACATCGAACAGCAGCGTCAGAGAGCGTTGCTCGGATTCCAAGGTATGGAAGCCGACCGCGCTGGAATGGAGCAGCGACTTCGTGCCGCAGAACTTCTGCGTGGAACCGGTGGCATGCAGCAAGAATTGGATCTGCAGAGATTGCAGGCTCAGTTGGGTATCGGCGGACAGCGCCGCGATCTCATGCAGCGTGGCTTGGATATCGGCTACGAGGACTTCATGCGTCAACAGGCGTTCCCGAGAGAGCAGTTGGCGTTCCTCAGCAACCTGTTGCAGGGTGTTCCGGTTCAACCGGGTTCCACCACCGCAAGTTTCGGACGTGTTCCGACACCGACCCAACAATTGCTTGGCGCGGGTCTGGGTGCTGCGGGTCTTTATAGAACCCTTGGCGGAGGACAACCGGGATGAACATCATAGAGATGGAGGACATGGTCAAGGGACTTCCCGACCAACTCCTCATGCAAGAAGCGCAGGCTCCTTCGGGTCGCATCCCGCAGTTCTTGGCGTTGTCGGAAGTACAGCGCCGAAAGGACATGCGTGATCGCTTTCAACAGCAGGCTCCGCAGCAGACCGTCAAGGACATGATTCTAGGGGGCACCGCTGGTCCGCCTTCACCCCAGCCACCGCCGATACCCGGTGGCACCCAACCCGGCGGTGCCCCTCCTCAACCTGTGATGGCGTATGGCGGTGGCCGTATGCCAAACATGTACGCCGATGGCGGAAGTATTTCCGCTGGTCAGCAGGGCGAAGCGGTCAAGCAGGCTTTTAGTGGCAAGGCTCGTGTCCAAGATTTCTTGCAGCAGAACTTGATGACCCCGCAGGGCCTTGGAAGATTAGCGGCAGGCGCATTAGGAACGGCTGTGGGCGGACCTCTGGCTGGGTACGCTGCGTCACAGGGGTTCAATCGTCTGTTCCCTATGGGGCCGTCTGCTTTGGACAAGGCTGCCCAGAACGTGCAGACAGCCAACAATCCGTTTGGCATGTATGGCCAGAGTTTCTCTGATGCAGGCGCTGCTCGTCAGGCAGAACTAGATCAGGCCGGTGCTATGGCATTGGGGAACCGCTATGAGGGTTACCTGAATCGCATGACCAATCCGTTCGCGGGAACTGGTTCCGGCATCGTCCGAGATGAACGTCTCGGTGATGAGAGTTTAAACATGGGTCTTGGCGCATTCTCTGGCATGGCTGCTGGTGGTGTGGTCAAGATGCAAGAAGGCCGCACTGTCCCTGACTTCCAGAACTTAGTTTCGTTACCTCAGTTCGGTGGCAATCGCAGTAGCAATCTTCTGGCTATCGAAGAACTTCTGAAGATTCCTGAGGAACTGCGTACTCCTGAGCAGAATCAGATCATTGCGAGTCTGTTGCCTGCCATGCAGGAGTTCCCGGTAACGCCTCCGCCTCCGCAGGTTCCCGAGACCATTGCCGCCCCGGCTATGGCTCAGGCCTCTGCGACTGTTGCACCTCCTGCTGCTGGTGCAGCACCGCCTGCTGTTCCTCCGGGAAGCACTGATTCGTTCATGCGCTATCTGCCCGGTGTCGAGTCAATGGTCAGCAAGATGATGCCGCAGGCTGCTGGCTTCGATGTCGCTGGCTACACGGAAGCATTTAAACCTAAGGAGTCTGATTACGTCAGCCCTGAGTTCAAAGCAGCCAGAGAGAAGATGATCACGGATCTTCGCACTGAAGCGCAGAAGCGCCGCGAAGCAGACATGGCTTTGGCCCAGCGTTACATGAGCGAAGCAGAGGCTCCTATCAAGGCTGCTGAGGAAGAGGCTAAGAAGGCTGCACTGGGTGCAGTGCTGACTCGCCTTGGCGCAGGACTGATGCAGGGCGACTCCGCCGCTGGTTTGGCCATGGCTGCAGAAAGCGCCGAGAAGATCATGGGTCGTTCCCGTGAACTGTCTCAGGCCGAGCGTCGTGCTGCCAAGCAAGAGTTTCGTGTGGCAGAACGCGAAGCCACTCGTGCAGAACGTGGTTCGGCTGATCAAGCGTTCAATATGCAGGCTCAGAATCTGTTGTCGGATGAGAACGCACAGCGTATGTACGTTCGCGATTCGAAGAACTTTGCTCAGTCTGTCTACGGCTTGATGCGAGATGCTGGTAAGGATGCTCGTGCTGCTCACATGGAGTCAGTGCGTTTAACCTTCAGCATTGCTCAGGCCATTGACACTGCCGAGCGCGAAGCCAAGCGCGAAGCCGGATTGACGGATCGTCAATACGCTCAGACCTTCGGAACCGTGTTCGACAATGTCATCAAGGCTTTGGAAGATGCAGACTTTGTTGATCCGAAGACGGGCGAATCCCGTGCCCCGACTGGTGAAGAATTGTTGGATCTTGCCAACAAGAAGGCTGGTGAGATTCTGACTACCCGTGGTATTCGGGCACCCAGTCAATCTGTAAATGCTGTTCGGGTTACAACTCAAGACGAGTTGAATAAACTTGCCTCGGGAACGCCATACATTTATGTTGGCCCCGGATCAGACAACAAAGTAAGGACTAAGCCGTAATGGCTGCAAACTGGTGGGAAATAGGCAAACTCGTTGATACCAAACCCACCACCAAAGACGAAGAAAAAAACTGGTGGGAAATTGGGCGAGTTGTAGAGGAGCCTAAGAAGGAACCTCAACCATCAGTTGCGCCTGAAGCACAGCCTGCCCAAGGGCCGGTTGGCTTTGGTCCGTTGTCTATGCTGATGGAGTCTCTTCCTGCCGTAAAGCAGGAACTGACCAGCGTCTTTACACCAGAGACTGTGCAGGGTGTTGGCTCCAACATTCCGTTGACGGCCCAACTTGCCATCCTCAGCAGCAATCTTGAGACCATCGATAACACGATGGTGGATTCGCCTGAGAAACAAAAGGCTCAGGCTGACACGCTTAAACAGATCGAAGATATCCAGCGCCAGATTCAGGCTAACACCCCTGAAGATCTTGGGTTCTTGCAACGCGGTGTCCGCCTCGGTCTTGAGAATTTACCGGCAATGGGCATCGGAACCATTGCGTCCATTGCTGCTCGTAGTCCTGCCCCCGCATTAGCCACGGCTGGTGCGCTGACCCGCACTCAGTCCTATGGTCAAGCGAGAGCAGAAGGTCTTGCGCCTGACTTGGCGGGAACCTATGCCGATATTAATGCGGCTATCGAAGTAGGTCTTGAGGCTTCACCAACTACCAAGTTGCTGGATGCTTTCAACGTCAAGGATGCGGCTGGTCTTAAGAAGAAAGTCCTTGAGTTTGCTTTAACGGAAGGCGTTACAGAGCAAGCAACGACAGCCCTGCAGACTCTGAACGCCTTGGCATTCCAACTGGATCAAGAGTTGGCCAATGCAGAGTCCCCGTTAGAAGCCGCCAAGATTCAGGCAGAGCGTCAGGCTTTGACCGCCGTGGCCACTGTGGTTGGTGGCGGCACACAGGCTGCTGGCGTTGGTGCCCTGAACAAGATTCAGCGTGATCGTTTGCTGAAGCAGGTCGAATCTGGCGAAAGAGACCTTGAAGATATTGGCGTTGAGATTGAACAGTTTCAGATTGAGAAAGCCCGAGAGGATGCTCTCAATAGCGCAGCCAATATCGCTGCCCCGACTCCCGATGAAGTTCGCACTGAGCCGGGTCAGACTGAAGCAACTCCGTTCCAGTCAAGCGAATCGTACGCAGAAAAGATATTCAATTCTGTAGGTCAGTTCATTCCTACAGATACGACCTTTAAGGTTGAGACCAAGGACATCGATGGAACCCAATCCATCGTAGTGACTGACCAGAATGGTAGGCAGTATGGTCAGGCATTCCAGAACAAGGATCAGGCTGACCAGTTAGCATTAAGTTTAAACAATCTAACTAAGAGCCGTGACGGTGTCCTGAAAGAACTGGAACCGCTGGGCACCTCTCTCAAGGACGTGCTGAAGGGCTACGGTCTTAACGATATCGGTCTCAAGTTAGACACCAAGATCTTCGGTCGTCGTGGTGAAGCCATGACATCCGAGGGTTTGTTTGATCCGGTGGTGCGACAGGTATTCCTCGCGGTCGATGCCATTGATCCGACCGGAACCCTGAACACAGATCAGCGCCGTGAGGCCCTCAGAGGCGTTCTACGCCACGAGGTTGTCCATGCCCTGCGCTATCTGGACCTCTGGAAGAAAAAGGAATGGAAGACGCTAGAGAAGGCTGCGGCTAACCTGAAGAAGGAAGGCACGGACAAGACCTATCTAGACGTTGCGAGGGAAGCCTACTCCGACCAGAACAAAGTCGTTCAGGTAGAGGAAGCCGTGGCGGAGATGATCCGTGACGTAGCGGATAGACAGGCTAAGTTTGCTGGCCGTCCCCGCAGTCTTTCTGAACGTGCGGTGCAGTTCTTTGATCGAACCAAGAATGCATTGACCGGTGCTGGATTCCAGACCTATGACGATGTGATCCAGCGTTTTGAGCAGGGCATTGTGGGTTCCCGTGAAAGAGGGCAGATCCGCACCCTTCGCGCTGTCGAGGAACGCGCTGCCGAGAAGGGACAAGTTCCCGAAAGATTGCAACGCCTCTTCACTAACCCTGAAGAGCGCAACAAGTTCCGTCAGGAAACGGTGCAGAACCTACAGACCCAGAAGGGTCCGGTTTCGCAGCCTGTTGCGAATAGCCTAAATACCCAAGGACTCCGAGAGTCGCGTTCGTTTGTGGAACCTGTACCTGAAAAGATTCAGGTGGGTGATCGATCCGTTGGAACTCGTGATTCCGAAGGGCGTTTAATCTACTCCGGCTATGAAGGGCCGGAGGTGTTCGGCATCCAGACTCGCCCGACACAGGAAGGTCTGCAGAACTTCTGGAACTGGTTCGGCACCAGCAAGACCACTGACAAGCAGGGCCGTCCGCTGGTGTTCTATCACGGAACTGCTGCTGATATTACCGCCTTCCGTCCCAAGCAGGCCGGGTCTGTATTTGTTACCCGTAGTCCTGAGTTCGCAGAAGAGTTCGGGTTCTTGTCTGACAACTACATGGTCAGCAACTTCCCGGACTTCATGTCCGATCAGCAAGTCGTGGACGTGCTGAATGAAACGCTTGTCAACCCGGCTTCGTTCTCACCCAAGTTCTATGATCAAGTTGCTGCTGCCCGTGATCAGGCTATTGCAGATGTGCAAGCAGGCAAGGCGATTCGCCCCGCTGCACTGAAGCCGCTCAAAGACATTGCCGCTGATGGCCGCAGTTCCCGCTATCTGAATGCGATTCAGAAGCGGCTCCCGTCCAGTGCCAACATGATCCCGGTCTATGTCAAGGCGGATAAGCCTTGGGATTACGATAACAAGGATGATGTAAAAGCGGTGGTTCGTCGCGCCAGAGACAATGGCGCAGACATTACTGCATCCATGATCGAAGAGATTGGTCAGGGTAACTGGCAGACCATCGAAGGATCAGAGGGTAATGCTCCGATACTTGATGCGATTCGGGAACTGGGCTACGACTCCATGTATGTGGAGGAGCAAGGCGAGAAGAACCTTGCTGTCTTTGATCCGGGTCAGGTCAAGTCTGCCATTGGAAACACGGGCGACTTCAGTCCGACCACCCCGAGCATTCGGGAGTCGCGTGTTCGTAGTCCGCTTGAAGATATCGTTTCTCCAGAGGAAGCAGAGGGCCGCATTCGTCGCCGTCTTGCGCGGGAACCCGGTGTTGGCGCCCCGAGAAACGAACGAATTGAAATCAATGTTCCCGGAAAACCCATCTTCATTGTTGGCAAAGTTACCAATGAAGACTGGTTAAACCGTGTTCAAAACCTCATGAGCATGGAGGAAATCCAAGATGCTCGTGGTTGGTATCGCCAGTTAGATGAGGCTTTCCGTCCTATCTTCGGAGATGAAACTCCGAAGTATGCCCTTGCATGGTTGCTCTCGCAGAAACGCGCCAGCCCCACAAAGGGATTCACAGATGTTCTGCGAGCAGCAGACATGGCTCTCGGCAAACCGGAAGTCAAGAAGGCTGGTTTAAACCAACAGGCTTTGATTGATGTCCTGAGTGACAGAGTTCCAGAGGGTGGCATTGGTCCCAAACTGTTGGACTTCCTCGACAGTGAACTAGGCTTGGATGTCCGCACCGTTGTTCGTGGTGATGTCCGTGGTAGACAGCCTGCGGCAATCGATGTCTGGGCACAACGAGACATTGGCTTCGTTGATGAGACCGTATTGGAGTTCATCCGAAAGAACTTCGGAGAAGAAGCCGCTGCCCGTATTCAGCCAGACAAGACTGCCTCCGGTGAGTCTCAGTATGAATACGGCATTGATTTCTACAACGATGTTGCAGAGATGCTCAATCGGATGAACTTTGATGGCGGCGGTTGGACCGCTAGAGAAGTTCAGGCCGTTGGCTGGGTGACCATGCAACGTGCCATGGGCGTTGATGCCGAGTTCGTCAGGGACATTATCGGCGGTAACACTCGCCGCATCTCTATCGGTTTAGCACCGGGTGCGAACTCAGCCCTTGCCGATAAACTCGTAGGCAAAGAGATTCCGGTTGAGACTGCACAGAGAGAGATTGATTATCTTTCAAACCTTGCTGGTCTCAAGGTCAGGCAGAACGTCGCTGGCGTTGGTGCCTACTTGCAATGGCTTGAAGGCGCGATTCAGATCGATGCTGTCGCTAGCCCTGAAGCCGTTGATGATTTCATGGACATGGTTGGCTATGCCTTCCAGCAAACGGAGATTATCAACACTCGTCCGCTTGCCTCTGGCAAGAACATGGCGATTGACATTCTTTCGCCGGGACTTGATACGGTTGATAACTCAACACGATTCTTCTCCAAGTTCCTTGAGTTCGCACCGAAGGATAAAGGTGGAGATCCGATTGCTCCGGGCTTCCAGCAGATCCTCATCGACGGCGTACCCGGTATTCGCCTTTTAAACTTTGGTGGAAACTGGCGCAGAAAAGATGTTGATAAAATTATCAATGCTGCGAACGATGCTGCCGAGCAAACAGGTGTTGAACTTGATCGTTCAATAGTCAGTCAGGTTGTGCTATCTTCCACAAAGAATGATTGGAAGGAGAACAGAAATGGCGAAGCGTATCTCGGCTCATTACGCAACAGAGGAAGACTACAAGAAGTTGAACTTCTACAGCGTAGGTACCCTCCATCGCGCATCGACCTTGCCGGTGACGGAACCATCGTCTGGCAAGGACGAGAAGAAGGACAGCCAGCAGAACCTCAAGGCGCAGTCGCAGCCCCAGTAGTTCCCGCTGCCAGAGAGGCAAAGCGTAAGAAGCCGAAAGAAGGCGCTCCGCTTGGCCCACCGAATCCGGGTCCAGAGACGGACTTCGATACCACTGCCGCTGCTGAGGCTCTAAACAACAGCCAGCCTGTCGATCAGATGGGCATCCCGGCAGGTCCGCTTGTCACGGACACCATGCCAGACAACACGGTAGACATTTCCCGTGCGCGTCTGGACCCGCTGATGAAGCGGCTGATCACGGGCGTGGAGTTCTTCCAGTCTGCACCAGACAAGTTGCGCTCTGGTGTGGGCTTAACCGATATCGCCAAACGAATCGAAGACTACTACGACACCTATGCGGAGAGGCTGGGCATCGTCAACGGCATCATCCGTGATGCGAACAAGAACATCCGGATTGGCGGGAACAAGTCTGCCCTTGAAACCTTTGAGCGTTTCATCCGTGCCCGTGAAAACAATCGGGCCGATGAGGCTGCTGCTATCAAAGCCGAGGCTTCGGACAGCGACCGTCAATTGATTGACGCATGGGAGAAGATCGCCGAAGAAACCGGTCGCGTCAATCTCAGTGTCCGTACACCGAATGGCCAGCCGATGAAGGTCTATGACCCGAATCTGGTGACAGGAACCTATGGCGAAAAGGTAGGCGGCTTCCGCCCAATCAAAGCGGTTAAACAGTTCTTCCCAAGGACCATGCGCCGGGAAGTGCTGGAAGTGATGATGAATCCGGATACTGATCCGGCTCTATATAACGAATTACTGGATGCATTGGTGGCATCTGGCAGGGCTGAGACCACGCAAGAAGCCGAAGATTACTTAGTCAGGGAGTACTTCTCTGACGAGGTGAAGCAGGATTACTTTGCTGGCGTTGAGAAAGCCCGTACTGATCCGCTCCCGGAAATCTTCTACGACTACTCATGGGATGCGGCTACCCGCTACCTTCGTAAGTGGGCACGTCGTACATCTCAGATCCAGTACTTCGGTCAGGAGATGGGCGAGTTCCAGAAGGACTGGTTCGACACGAACATCAAGAAGGTTCGCGACCGAGAGACTCAGGAGTATCTGAACGAGATCAAGAATCGTATATACGAAATTGAATCGTTCGGGTTCCTCACCAACATCGCGAGTTGGTTCAACTCTATCGCTACGGGAACCATGCTGGGCAATCCCATCAGCGCCAGCCTAAACCTGTTGGGTGGAACCACCACCAACGTGCAGGAGTTTGGTATCCGTCAGGTTGCCAAGTCTTACTTGGAACTGCTCACTGATTGGAAGCAAATCCAGAAAGAGGGTACGACCCTTGGCATTCTGAACACGGACTTCCTGAACATCCTCTCTGATCACGTCGAACGTGATGGCGGGAAGTACTTCTCGCAGACGGAGAAGGTCTCTGAGGCACTGGCCAAGTTCACCAATGTCATGCTGACCTTCGGTGGATTTAACGGCGCAGAGAACGTGGTACGCGCTAGCGCCTTGTTGGCAGCGAAGGGTTGGCTGAATGACTCGCTGAAGGCAGTCAATGAGAACCCCAACTCCAGCAAGGCTAAGAAGTTCTACGAGTGGGTAAGACGAGAGAACCTTGACGCAGACAAGTTGATCTTGGAGAACGGTGCTGGTGAAGAGACCGGCAAGTTCTTACGACGTGCGGTCAACGTGCCACAGGGTTCTTACAAGATCGATATGACCCCGGTCTTTATCGACACTATCGTTGGTCGAACCTTCTTCAAGTATCAGAAGTTCGGAACCCAGATCAATCGGTTCTTCTATCGCCACTTTCTCAAGCCGTTCATCGACAACCCGAGTCCTGCCACGTTCTTGAGAACGGTGGGATTCCTTGGCTCTGCCGTTGTGGGTGGTGGTGCGATCCTCGCTCTGCGCGAGGCGTTTGGATACGGTGATCCGGGTCCGGACGATGAAGAAATCAAGAAGGCATTTGAGAACGAAGACACCTCCAGAGGCTGGGCTTTGCTGTTCTCTCGCGTCTGGCAGAACATCATGGCGGCAGGCAGCGCCGGTAACTTCGGTAACTATCTGCAGTTCGGACTGGACTGGCAGGATCAGTTGCGTCCGAAGAATCCGCTCAGTCCGCCAGCCTTGGCCAGCGTTGAGAACTTCGTGGATTTCATCAACAAGATCCGCGATCAGAAGGGAATCAATGCCCGAGATATCGATGAGACCTTGGAAGCATCGTTGTCTTTCTATCGTGCATTTAAACGCATTGGTCTTGCAGGACTAGACACCATTGGCGTTGATGCCAAGGAAGTCAAACGATTCGCCAGCCGCAAGGAAGTGCGCGAGATTCGCGAGATTAGCCGTCGCTACAGCGACGAGATGGAGTTGGAGTACAAGCGTCGTGTGGCTCCGGGTGCTGTCGTTCGCACCCCGATGTCTCCGGTCAATCGCGAAGTTGTGGATGCGCTGTATGCCGGTGATGGAGCCAGAGCCAGAGCCATCATCCGCGAGGCACAGAAGGGATTGCCAAGGAAAGAGCGTGAGCGCGTTCTTCGCAGCGTCCAATCATCTGTCCGTAACGCGCAGCCGATTCAGATTGCTGGCGTGTCTCCGTCCAAGGAGATTCGCAGGGACTTCGACCGCTGGGCCAAAGAGAATCTGCCAGCCGAGAAGGTTCAATTGATCAAGCGGGTGGATCGTAATTACAAACGAGCCGCTCGTATGGCTGGACTGAAGATAGGTGAGTAGGTCTAAGCATGAAAGCAATTACATGGGGCGAGTCAAAGAACTGGATTGCGCTCTCTGTACGATCTTAGGTCAGCCTCAGACTTCCATCACTGAGGCTCACCATATCCGCACTGGGCATGGACTGGGCGACAGGGCCAGTGATTTCCTGACAGTCGCGCTATGCGTTGAGTGCCATCGCGGAACGCATGGGTTCCACGGAACCAAGGCTCTGATGAAGATCGCCAAACTCAGTGAGATGGACTTGTTGGCCGAAACAATTAGAATGCTGGATCTCAAAAGTTTAAACTTAGAGAAATAAATCTGGTTTATATTTGGCCAAACGATGAGGGCTTACATCGTGGCAAAGCGCAAAGACAAGTACATCCCTATTCAGATTGAAGAAGGGAAATGGTACAGAGTTAAGGGTTATACCCATTCCGAGTGTTGTGACTGCGCGTTAGTCCACCTTGAAGAATATCGTTTGGTTGATGGACATCTGGAATGGAGGGCTGTCAGGGATGACAAGACCACCAACGCCAGACGTAAACAACTAGGCATAAAGGTGGATCGTGCCAAGAAAGATCAGTGACGAAGATTTCATTGCATGCTGGCAGCGGTGTAACAACGCCAAGGAAGTCTCAAAAATTCTAGGGATAAGTCAGCGTCAGGCTTTGTTACGAAGACGAAGCATGGAGTCCCGATATGGGATTCAACTAAAGTCAAATACAGCCGTAGTTAATTCGGCCAATAAAACTTTATCTTCCGCATTCAGGGCGGATGAACTAGCCCGTGAGCGCGTTACCCGATACGAAGATGAGATGCATGGAACCCTGATCGACGGGGTTCTGATGGTGGGTTCCGATGCCCATTACTGGCCGGGTATCGTTAGCCCTGCACATGAGGCGTTCTGTCGGTTAGCCAAGGTACTTAATCCAAAGATGGTTGTCCTCAACGGGGACATCATGGACGGTGCCCGGATCAGCCGCCATCCCAGAGCCTTGTGGCAGCAACTGCCGACCGTCAAGGATGAAGTCCATGCCATGCAGGATCGGTGCGCTGAGATCGAACGAG